ATTAATATCAGTGATAGTAGGAGCAGGAGCAGCATGGTTCGGTTTATACGCAAATACAGGATCTGGCAAAACATAGCATTGCTTTGTTTACTATCTTCGTGTGCATCAATGCCTGAAATAGGGCTATCTGTACACTTTAACGACCCTGGACATTACTACTACGTAGGTCCTGCGTCTAATTATTACTATAGATGTTGGGGTAGAGTTTACTCTTGCAGGTGGTAGAATGACAGTACAAATTAGTAGGAAGGATATAACTTCCGAAGAATTATTAGATTTACAGTCTGAGACACGATTTCTCAAACTTCCAGTGGTTCCTTATTTGGACCTACTCGGCATAACTCCGTTATCCTCACAGATAGCGATTATTAATGCTATAAATAATCCTAAATATAGGTTTATTTGTGCAGCACTATCAAGGCGTCAAGGAAAGACATACATAGCCAATATAATAGGACAGCTAGTATCATTAGTTCCGAACTCTAATATACTAATCATCTCACCCAATTACGCGTTGTCTCAGATTTCTTTTGATCTGCAAAGAACGCTTATCAAGCATTTTGATTTAGAAATTAAGAGAGATAACGCAAAGGATAAGATAATAGAACTGTCTAACGGTTCAACAGTTCGGATGGGGTCTATAAACCAAGTAGACTCAACTGTGGGTCGCTCATATGACTTAATCATATTTGACGAAGCCGCACTATCTGCAGATGGTCGAGATGCTTTCAATGTAGCACTACGTCCTACGCTAGATAAGGTTAATTCTAAAGCAATATTCGTATCTACTCCGCGTGGTAAGAATAATTGGTTTGCTGAGTTCTATGATCGAGGATATAATGACGACTATCCAGAGTGGGCATCTATAAAAGCTACTTATAGGGATAATCCTCGAATGAGTCAAACAGACATCAATGAAGCTAAAAGTACCATGAGCGAAGCGGAGTTTAGACAAGAATACGAAGCTGATTTTAATACTTATGAGGGTCAAATTTGGAATTTCGATGTTGAAAAATGTATCGGAGACTTAAAGAGTATGGATAATAGCAAGATGGATATGATTGGGGGTATGGACGTAGGATATAGAGATCCAACTGCATTTTGTGTAATAGGGTATGATTGGGATAAAGAAAAATTTTATTTGTTTGATGAATACCTGGATTCGGAGCGAACTACTGATAAGCACGCTGTAGAGATACAGAAGTTAATTGAAAAGTGGGATATAGACTACATTTATATCGACTCTGCAGCGCAGCAAACCCGCTTCGACTTTGCACAAAATTTTGATATATCAACCATCAATGCAAAAAAATCTTTGACCGATGGAATTGGTCATGTCGCTTCAATTGTAGATAATAATAATTTAATTGTAGATCAGAGATGTGAACATGCTTTAAAATGTTTGGACCAATATCAGTGGGATCCAAACCCCAATCTGATCAGAGAGAAACCTAGGCATAACTTTGCGTCACACATGGCAGATGCTTTAAGATATGCCCTGTATTCTTTCGAAACCGTGGCTACGGGGTTCTAAAACCACATAGTCGAAAATAGTATTTGACTTAAAACCTCAACTTCGATATAATTTGGGTAATAAATTAATGGTAGAGCTAAAAAGAGATCCGGTAAAATATATAAGAGATAGAGCAAAATCAAGATATAAAAAAGGCACTGAATGTTACATTTGTGGCTCTTCTTCTAACTTGGATTTTCATCATTTTTATAGTTTAAGCCCTTTGTTGTATAGATGGATAAAAAAGCGCAAAAAAGTTCCTGATGAGGTGCTGGAGTTTAGGGATGAATTTATACAAGAGCATCAGGCAGAACTCTATGAACATACAGTTACTCTATGCCATGAGCATCATTTAAAGCTACATTCTATTTACGGTAAAGATCCTTCACTAGCTATGGCTAAGAAACAGGAAAACTGGGTAGAAATACAGAGAAATAAACATGGCATGGTATGACAGATTATTAGGTATAGATCGTGAGAAGTTAAATCCTGCTCAAGAGTACTTTGATCATAAAATAGATGCAAGTCGTGAGCCGACTACCAAATACGAACGAGCATACGAAGAATTAGAGATAGTAAATCGTGGCGTCAATATGATAGTTGACGATACGGCTGAGATCAGAACAAAAGTCGGTCCTGCGATTAAAGGTAGGAGTGTAGTTAAAAATATTAAAAGAGCCAAAGTTGATCTTTTAGTAAACCAAGAACCAAACCCGTTTCAAGACATAAATGCATTTCGTCGAAACTTAATTATAGACTATATTATAGATGGTAATATTTTTGTCTATTATGATGGAGTTCATTTATATCATCTTCCATCGGACAAGATGACGATTAATGCTAGTGAGACAACTTATATAGAAAGTTATACTTTCCAATCGGATCTTCACTATAAGCCAAATGAAATTATTCATGTTAAAGAGAACTCGTTCTATTCTATATACAGAGGAGTTCCGAGAATAAGTCCTTCATTGCGTACAATGAACTTGATGACAAGCATGAGAAAGTTTCAAGATAACTTTTTCAAAAATGGGGCAATACCAGGACTTGTACTAAAAAGTCCTAATACTTTATCAGAAAAGATTAAAGAGAGGATGCTACAGTCTTGGAGCACTCGTTACCGCCCTGACGCAGGGGGTCGAAGACCTTTAATCCTGGATGGCGGAATCGAAGTAGATTCGATTTCAAATGTGAACTTTAAAGAATTAGATTTTCAGAGTTCTATTGAAGAAAATGAGAAAATCATTCTCAAATCTTTAGGAGTACCACCAATACTTCTAGACTCAGGAAATAATGCAAATATACGACCTAATATGAGGTTGTATTACTTAGAAACTATACTACCTATAGTACGAAAGATAAACTTTGCATATGAAAGATTTTTCGGATTTAAACTAGAAGAAGATGTAACGAATATTCCAGCGTTACAACCAGAACTGAGAGATCAGTCTCAGTATTACACTTCTCTAGTAAATGGAGGAGTTATTACTCCAAACGAGGCAAGAGAGGCGATAGGCTTTGAGTCTATTGAAGGTAATGATGAGTTACGAATTCCAGCTAACATAGCAGGAAGCGCAGCGAATCCAGATGAAGGCGGTGCACCTGTACAAAATGAGGAAGAAGAAGTTGAACCCTCCTTACCGCCAATAGAGGTAGAATAAATGTCAACTAGTATGCAAAAGAAGAAAATGTTAAAAACTTTGTCTGAATATTATATTAAGAAGGGGAAAGTTTATGATTCTTCTTTAGAGTATGGTAGACAGACTGATGCTCCTTATTCAATTAAAGAGATAAAGAAGATTATGGGTGGTTGGGGTATGTTATTTAAATACTTAAATACTGATTATCCAGATCTTGAAAAAGATATTGATAAGGAAAAACTAAAGGATAGAGGGAACTTATTTAAAGATAAACCTGCTTTTCCAAAGTCAAAAGTTCCTAAGCCTCCTAAGCCTAGTATGAGTAAAGTAACACTTACTACTGGACGGAATGAGACAAATACATGAATAAAATTTTCAACCTAACTTCCACTTTTAAAACTCATACTGAGAAGGATGGAAGTGCTAGTATACGGGGTATGGCGAGTACTTCAGATTTTGATAGGGCTGGAGACAGTATTTCGCCAGATGCGTGGAATAAAAGTGGTGGTTTAAATAATTTTAAAAAGAATCCTATTATTCTTTTTAATCATGACTATGACCGACCAATTGGTCGTGCTACAGGTCTCGATGTAACAGATAAAGGTCTGGAACTAGAGGCAAAGATTAGTAAGTCGGCTCCTGCGGGAGTTTGCGACTTAGTTAAGGATGGGGTTCTTGGAGCATTTTCTGTTGGTTTCCGAGTCAAGGACGCTGATTACATAGAGGAAACTGACGGACTTATGATAAAGGACGCTGAATTGTTTGAGGTCTCGGTAGTTTCCGTACCGTGCAATCAAGCAGCTACTTTTTCTTTGGCAAAATCGTTTGACTCTATGGAAGAGTATAATGATTTTAAGAAAACTTTCACAAATCGTGTAGATCTAGCCGGTCAGTCTCTGGCTAATGAAGATGTGAGAACATCCAGCATAGCTAGTAATACACCGGTAAGGGCGGAGAAATCCGTGCAAGAGGAGATCGTAATGTCGGAAGATAAAACTCCCGAAATCGACTTGGAAGCCTTTGCAAAGCAAGTAGCAGAACAAACTGCTGCTAATATTGCTATGAAGCAAGCCGAGTCAAAAGCTGTGGAGAAAGCTGAAGCCGAAAAGGTAGAAGCTGCCGAAGCAGAGAAGGTCAAGCAAGAAGAGGAGGTTAAAACTGCTATTAAAGTAGGAGTTGAAACTGGTGCTGAAAGGCTTGTAAAAGATGTAGAGGATAAGCTCGCACAAAAAGATATTGAGATTGAAGAAGTTCTCAAGACTTATAAGACGGATCTTGAAGAGAAGAAGGAAGAAATTTCCCGCCTTCAGGAATCTAAGCGAGTCTTCGCAAATCGTGGCGATGGTGACATTTCTAAGTGGGGCAAAGAATTTATGTATGCTTCAGTTCTTGGAAAAGTTACTGGTAAAGGTTGGGATACCAACTATGCCCGTGATGTCATGCAAAAAGCGGGCGTTAGTTATGACGCCTCAACTGGTATTGGCCTGGACGCAAGCGTATCTTCTACTTTCGAGAATGAAGTACGACTTGAGCAAAAAGTCGCTAATCTCTTTAGAGAAATGGCGGTTAATTCAGGTGCTACTGTCATGCCAATCATTCCAGATACTGAAGATGCAAACTGGAATGCAACTGGCCTAGAAACTGCTGCTAATCTCTTGGAAGAGAAAGGTGCGAGCGACAATAACTTTCACGTTGGTCGTGTAACACTTAATGCCTATCGTTTGATCTCTGGTACATTCATTGCAAACGATACAGACGAGCAAATCGTCGTTAACGTTCTTCCTTGGATTCTATCAGCTCTTGCACGAGCACACGCTCGAGCAATTGATGGTTCAATCATGAATGGTACAGCTAATCAAGCTGGTCTTTGTGGTGGAGCAGGTACTGATGGAGCTGGATCTTTCCATGCTGCAGATTCTGCTGGTGTCACTGACATCGCAAATAATGGTTCAGGTGCACTAACTGGTGCAAACTTACTGTCCATCCGCTCTGAAATGGGTAAATACGGAGTCAATCCTGCAGACGTAGCATACATTGTTAACGTTGAAGAGTATTTTAACCTAATTGCAGATGCTGCGTTCTCAGATATCTCAGAAGTTGGTAGTGAACTCGCCATGAAGGTAGTTGGTCAGGTAGGATCTATTTATGGATCTCCTGTAGTAGCAAGTGATCAATTCTCACGTGCTACCACTACAACTGCCGCTTGTGCCGTTAACGTTCATAACTACTTAATGCCTAGATTGAAGGCTGTAGGTATTGAAACTGACTACGAAGTAGCAGGTCAGCGTACCGCGCTAGTTGCTGCTCAATCCAGAGGATTTGAGGAGTTAGTTGCTGGTGATGGCGCTGCCGACGAGCCGTGCGTTAGAATTGAATACGCCTAATTAGGTGTCTTTAATATTATTAACTTGTGGGGAGAGTTTTGGCTCTCCCCCAGGTTTTTACTAATTGACTTATGGCTGATTTAATCACAAGAGACGAGTACAAGTCCTTAAAAAACCTTTCTCAGAGTGTAAAAGAGGATGGTAGGATTGATGCGCTTATCGATTCTGTGAGTCCATTAGTAAAATCCTATTGTGGAAATAGTCTTGTAGATTATTATTCCTCTAATAAGACGGAAACCTTTAATATTAATTGGGACACTCATATGGTCCAATTAACGGAAAGCCCTGTCAATACGATTGTAAGTGTACAAGAACGTGAAGGATACTCTAGCTCCTATACTACTCTTACAACAGGTGCTCAAGAATATTATTTAGATAATGATACAGACAGTGTAATTCGTACTACATCTGGTAGTGCTTATACTAACTGGCCAAGAGGGCCGGGGGCTGTAAAGATCGTTTATACAGCGGGGTGGGAAACCACTCCCAAAGATTTGCAACTAGCGGTTGCTGATCTTATAACTTATTATTTAAAAGACGAATACAAAGAAAGACGAAGTTTACAAGGTGCAAGTATGTCAAATAAAACAACTTCATCAATGTCTGATAATGTGGATTTCCCTGATCACATAAAGCGGGTCTTAGACCTTTATAAGAATTTCTAATGTCAGATGCAGAAACTAAACTTGTGTGCGAGCAGGTAGCCGAAGAGCATAAGAAAACTGCAGGAACAGGACCAAACTCGGCAAGTGGACAAGCACATAACACCCCCATGTGTAACATTTTAGTAATACCCATGGGAAATTTTAAACAAACTTTAAAATATACTTTTATAAAGACATTTGAAGGTGTGGCACCGGAAACCGTTCAAGACGCTATAGATAATATTTATACTGATTTTATAGAGGTTCTCAGACAGAAAGATTTTTCCACCGCGGTAACAGGTGTAGGAGACGGATGGAAGT